ATTCATCCGTCACTAATGGTGGTGGCATACAAGTCCTTTAGAAGTTTACATATTTATAACATAATATTATTATTTTACAATGACATACGCAAAAAGAGTTGACCTAAACCATCAAGAAGTCGTAAAAACACTACGTTCGTTGGGTGCAACTGTTTTTGATGCGAGCAGAATGGGGCAGGGATTTCCTGATTTGGTTGTTGGTTATAACCATCAAACCGTGTTAGTAGAAATAAAGTCAGGTGAGCAAAAGAAGTTTACGCAAGCACAATTAAAGTTTATGGCTGATTGGAAAGGTTCGGCAGTCACAAGAATTAATGATACTGACGGTGCAATTCGACTAATAAAAATACTTGATATGCAGTAAATTTATAGTAAAATAAAGTATCTCAATGGTGAGATTTCTTTGCAAAGGAAAAGATATGGGTTACTACGGAATGGAAAAAGAGCCAAAAGGTGCTAAGTCATCTGATCGTACAGGCGAAAAAATGGGCAGCGAAAAAGGCCCTAACAGTTTAAAAGGTGTGCCATCTGTAACTGGTGCTAAAGCTCCAGCAGGTGCAACATCAAGCGATACTTCTGGCGAACGTAAAGCTAAATTAGTTGGTGGTGTAGCTATGGGTAAAGCTGACGGTATCGGTTCTCGTGACGCATCACATTTGGGTAAAAATGACGGTATGTGTGGCGAAATGAAAGGTGGATCGAAAGAACACGTTGCCTACGAACATAAGCGTATTGCACACACACAAGATATGTAATTAAACAAAAGCCCTAAGTTCTCGGTAAAGAAAATAGGGCTTTTTAACCAACACAACAGGGTAATGTTGAATGGCTAATAGTAATTTTAATCAAAGCTGTAAAGTCTGTATATATTTCTCAGACGAAAATTCAATTATGGGAAGTTGCAGAAGATTTCCATCCTATCAAAATAGGCATAGCACCGAATGGTGTGGTGAATTCGAGCAAAATCCTAGTCCTGTAGCCTTAGAAAACCTTGTGCAAGATGTAACACGAGAGACAATCATGGCTGAAGTTGGTGCAATTAAACCCAAACCAGGAAGACCAAAGAAAAATGCTTAAACCTTTACACGACAAAATTGTAGTTAAGCCTATTGAAAGACAAAAGTCCGCCATTATAGAAGTAATTATGGATGAACGTGATAATATGGGAACAGTTGTTGCTGTTGGCCCTGGCAAACGATTATCTAATGGCAGACGAGAAGAAATGCCAATCAAAGTAGGATCATTTGTTAGATTTGGAACAATGGGCAACGATGAATATTTGAAGTATCAAGAGTATTTTGAAAACAATGATCGGTATTTAATTATGTCTTGGGCAGATGTTTGCTTTGAACAGGAGGTAGCATAATGGCAACAAAACCTGGCTTATATGCCAATATCCATAAAAAACAAGCTCGGATAGAACAAGAAAAAGCAAAAGGTAAACCAGTCGAGAAGATGCGTAAGCCTGGTAGTAAAGGTGCGCCAACTGCTGAAGCATTTAAACAATCTGCTAAGACTGCGAAAAAATAATATGGCTACCAAAAAACACGATAAACCAATTGAGCATAAAACCACAGGTAAGGGTAAGACTTATAATCCTACCGACAAAGGTGCTGGCATGACTGCAAAAGGTCGTGCTGAGTACAATGCCAAGAACAATGCCAATCTAAAAGCACCAGCCCCTAATCCAAAGACAGAAAAAGACAAAGGTCGTAAGGCATCTTTTTGTGCAAGGATGGAAGGAGTTGTTAAGAACGCTAAAGGCCCTGCTGAACGTGCTAAGGCATCACTTAAAAATTGGAATTGCTAATGAGTGTAGAAATATTAGATGAAAGAAGTTTGTTTGAGAAGTTGATGAATCATTTTGGTTGGTATAAAACTCAAATGTCAGACCTTAAAATTGACAGATTAGAAGTTGATTACCGTTTTATTGTTGAATTACCAGAGGAGTTAAAAAATGCCATTGATCAAGAGCAAGTCGCAAAAAGCAGTCGGCAAGAACATAGAAGCAGAAATCAAAGCAGGCAAACCCCAAAAACAAGCAGTAGCAATCGCCCTGTCCGTAAAACGAGCAGCAGAAAAGAAGGATAAAAAGAAATGAAAATAGAATTCCATATTGATCAAATTAACGAAATGTTAAAGTTTCTTGATGAAGTACCTCATAGATATTCAAGAGGACTTGTTGACTTTATCCAAGCACATACAAAAAAACAAATTGATGCTCAACAACCTGTTGCAGAAATACAACAATCTGATGTAGAAGTTGTTGTAGAAAAACAACAATAAAGTTTTGTTAATCAAATAATTAGGAATTGTTACAATGGCTGGTGCTCCTGAAGGCAATAAGAACTCTGCAAAAGGTAAACTCTTTCATGGAGAGTTGCGTAAAGTCCTTGTGCAAGAGGATGCTAGACGGTTGCGAGCCATTGCTGAGAACCTAGTTAAAGCTGCGGAAGATTCTGAGCCTTGGGCAATTAAAGAAATTATGGATAGGATGGATGGTAAAGCCATACAAGCAACTGAGATTACAGGTGCAGACGGTGAACCATTAACAGGTATTCAAGTAACATTTGTAAAGCCTAATGATTGAACATATTGGTAACGCTACGCTTTATTTAGGTGATTGTGCTGAAATATTGCCAACATTATCTAATATTGATGCAGTTGTAACTGATCCACCTTATGGAATTAATATTAATAAAAGTAATAGATTATCAATCTCTAAAGGTCATGGAAATGATTCATGGGACAACAAACCTTTTGAAATAACATCAGATTTTCTATCTATATCTAATAAATATGTTATATGGGGTGGAAATTATTTTGGATTACCAGCAAGTCGTGGATTTTTAATTTGGGATAAAAATAATTCAGGTCGTGATTTTGCTGATTGTGAAATGGCTTGGACAAATCAAGATAAAAACGCAAGAATATTTGTTATGCGACCTATGAATATGGATGGTGGAAAAGAACATCCTACACAAAAACCTGTAGCATTAATGGAATGGTGTATAAATTATTTAGATAATCCTAATATAATTTGTGATCCTTTTATGGGTAGTGGATCTACAGGGGTAGCTTGTGCAAATATGGGTAAAACATTTATAGGTATTGAAAAAGAACAAAAATATTTTGATATTGCTTGTAAACGAATAGAAAACGCATATAGGCAAGAAAGGCTGTTTGCGTGAATGAACTTCAAGGGGCTATTGCAAAGGCTGAGTTTCCTGAAAAGCTATCCATACTATTCGACAAAGCTCGTTACAAGGTACTCTACGGAGGCAGAGGCGGTGCTAAAAGCTGGGGTGTTGCTAGGGCATTGCTTATTTTGGGGTGCAAATCTACCCTACGCATATTATGTGCCAGGGAATTTCAAACATCCATTAAAGACTCAGTACACAAGTTACTATCAGATCAAATCTACGCATTGGGATTAGAGTCGTTTTACGAGATTACGCAGAACTCTATACGAGGTAAGAACGGTAGTGAATTTTCTTTTATTGGGCTTAAAAACAATATTGCCAATGTAAAGTCATATGAGGGTGTAGATATATGCTGGGTAGAAGAAGCGCAAACTACAAGCCGTACATCATGGAATGTATTGATTCCGACTATTCGTAAGCAAGATTCCGAAATATGGGTGACATTCAATCCTGAATTAGAGTCAGATGAAACGTATCAAAGATTTGTGGTTAGTCCGCCTGATGGTTCATTGGTGCAAAAGATTAACTGGTCAGATAACCCTTGGTTTCCTCAAACATTAGATTTAGAACGTACTGCACTTAAGAACCGTGATCCTGAAGCATACAATACCGTATGGGAAGGCTTGTGTCGTGTAACTGTAGATGGTGCTATCTTTGCTAAAGAAATGCAGATGGCAGAACTAGATAACAGATTAACTCGTGTGCCTTATGATCCAATTAAACCTGTTCACGCTGTATTTGACTTGGGATGGGCTGACCATACGGCTATTTGGTTTGTACAGTTTATTGGCATGGAAATACGTTTAATACGTTATATGCAAGCTAATCAACAGACTATTTCATGGTATTTGGCAGAAATGCAAAAGTTTGGGTATTTCTTTGATACATTGTGGTTGCCACATGACGCAGCAGCTAAAAACTTAGGTTCTGGTCGTAGCATTGAGGATATTGTAAGAAGTACAGGCATGAAAGTGCAGATATTAGATAGAGTGCCTGTTACTGACAGTATTAACGCTGCAAGAACTATATTTAATCGTTGTTACTTTGACAGAGAAAACTGTGACGAGGGTTTACAATGTTTGCGTCACTACAAATATGACGTAGCAGAAGATGGTTCATGGAGTCAGAAACCATTGCATGACCAATATTCTCATGGTGCAGACGCATTTAGGATGCTTGGACTTATGGTAAATGAGCCTAAAAAAGCAAAACCAAAGAAAGTTTACATTGAACGTGGTTCATGGATGGGTTAAAATACAACATAGTCTTTACATTTAGGGCAAATTATGGCTGAAGAAATCTTAGAGCAAGATGACCGTATCAATCAAGCTATGGAGTATTTACGTCAAGTTAATGACGTTGATTCCAATAATCGTGCTGAAGCCCTAGATGATGTACGTTTTAGTGCTGGTGATCAATGGCCAGTTGACGTGCAAAACTCTCGTGTATTAGAAGCTAGACCTTGCCTTACGATTAATAAGGTAGATGCTTATTGCCGTCAGATTGTGAATCAAATTCGTGAACAACGACCAAGAATCAAATGTCATGGCATGAACACGCAGTCTAACGAAAAGCAAGCGCAGATTATTACAGGTATGTGCCGACATATAGAATTACAGTCAGATGCTGACCAGGCTTATTTAAACGCTGTAGATTACGCAGTTCGCATGGGATGGGGATATATTAGAGTAACAACAGATTACGTTAAAGATGATAGCTTTGACCAAGAAATCTATATCAGACCGATTGAAAATCCGTTTACTGTTTACTTTGATCCTAATTCCATCATGGCTGACGGCTCAGACGCAGAACGTTGTTTAATTACAACACTTATTCCAAAGAAAACATTTAGAGCCATGTACCCTGATGCTGAAGACACGCAGGGGTTTGTCAGTCGTGGAACAGGTGATGTTGTAGGCGATTGGATACAAAAAGAAGACATCCGTATTGCAGAATATTGGTACACAGAACGTGAAACTGTTGTTTTATTACAACTATCGGATGGTTCTAGCATTTACGAAGATGAAGTAGATAAGGATTTAATGAAAGAATTAGGTGTCACCATTATCAATAAGCGTGAATCTGTACGCAAAAAGGTGAAATGGTGCAAAGTTACTGCGATGCAAGTCCTTGAAGAAGGTGAGTGGGCAGGTAAATATATACCAATTATCCCTGTTTATGGTCAGTCCACCATTGTGCAAGGAAAGCATAAGCGTTTTGGTTTAGTCCGTATGGCTAAAGATCCACAACGTATGTACAACTACTGGTCAACTGCTTTGACTGAGACTGTAGCACTTGCACCTAAAGCAAAATGGATATTGGCAGAAGGTCAAGACGAAGGCCATGAAAACGAATGGGCGCAAGCAAATATTAAAGCTATGCCTGTATTGCGTTATAAACAGACCGATATTGATGGCAGACCTGCTAATCCACCGATTAGACAAACACCAGAGTCACCACCAACAGGTGCGATGGCTGCCATGCAGTCGATGAATTTAGATTTACAGGCTGTGATTGGTATTTATGATCCTAGTCAGTTGCCACAAGGTATTCAGTCAGGTAAAGCAATTCAAGGTCAGCAGATGCAAGCTGATATGACGAATATGCACTATTACGATAATTTAACTCGTTCTATTAGACAAGTTGGTCGTGTTATTTTAGATTTAATACCGAAGATATACGATACAGAACGTGCTATGCGTATTATTGGTGATGATGGCAAACCTGAGATTATGACCATTAACGAACGTAAAATGGATGAACAGGGCATTGAACGCATATTAAATGACATGAGTATTGGTGAGTTTGATGTCGTGATGGATACAGGCCCTGGCTACAATTCTAAACGTCAAGAAGCCGTAACTGCCATGATGTCATTATTCCAAGCTGAACCTGCACTTGTACAAGTTGCTGGTGATTTATTGGTTAGAAACATGGACTTCCCTGGTGCTGATATTATTGCTGACCGTTTGGCAATTAATAACCCATTGGCACAGATTGATGATATGGCTGATATACCGCCAGCAATACAGATGAAGCTCAAACAGGATCAAGCAACAATTCAGCAGATGCAACAACAAGTACAAGAGTTGCAGATGGTTATTAAACAGCGTCAAGATATTGAAGGTGTTAAGCAAGAAGCTGAAACAAAGCGTGAACTCATGCGTCAAACTACTAAGGCACATGATACTGAAATGCGTGTTGAAACTCAGGCACAAGATACAATTATTAAGACTGAAACACAGAAAGAAATTGAAGGCATGAAAGCGCAATTAGCGTTAATTCTTTCCAGTATGAATAAAACAACTGCAAAAGAAGCTGAGGCTGAAGCTGTAGAAAGGGGCATTTAATGACAAGAGAAATAGTAACTTCTGAAAATCGTGAAGAATATAATAATAAAAAAATGGGTATTAAAAATCCTAATATTTTGGAAATTGATGGCACGGCAGAAGAAAAAAGAAAACATATACAAAGTCATGCAGAAAATTTTGCATCAGAAATTGAAAAAAAACATGGTTTAAAAGCTACTGTTGAACATTCTGGAAGTAAAGCAGGCCCTAGTTCTTATGTTCACGTAAGTCATCCATCAGATTTAGTAAGATTAATTGATCCTTTTAGGTTTAGCACACACGGCAAAGGTGCATTTAATAATCAATTTGTAAGACATATACATACTGAAGAAGATATAGAAAAAGCCCATGAATTTTTAAAAAAAATTAAACCAGATTGGGAAAATAAAGCTAAAGAAATAAAAGAAAAATTTGAAAAAAATAACCCAACAAAACAATATTCAGAAAAAAAATTGAAACAAAAAGAAGAATATGAAAGAAAAAAAGCATTATTAAAAAATAAGTAATGTTGTAAATTAACAACAAAAGTATTAAGATTAGTAAACCTTACCAATGAGGTACATTGGGTTAATTCTTGGAGAATTCCATGTCAAATGTAATAACAAGTGAGAATAGTGCCGAATTTTATGCAAATAAATTAGGTTTAGCTGACCAACCTGAAGTTGAGGCTGTAGTTGAGCAAACTCCTACAGAGCCAATTGAAGAAGTTGTAGAGCAGAGTGAACCAGTTGCAGAAGATGAGGAAAAAGTAGCAGAAGAACGGAAACCCAATCCGAAACTTGAAAAGAGGTTTTCAGAACTAACGAAGCAACGTGAGCAACTGCGTAAAGAAGCAGAGCAAGAACGTAGTAAACGTGAAGAACTGGAGACTCGTTTAAAGGCATTGGAGTCACAGGTTGCACCTAAACAGGAGCAGAGCAGAGATGAAAAGCCGAAGCCAGATCAGTTTGTAGATGCGTTTGAATACGCAGAAGCATTGGCTGATTGGAGTGCTGAAAACGCTGTAATGAGAGCAAGACAGGAAGATATTGAGAAGAAAGTTCAAGAAGAACGTCAAAAAGTTATATCAACTTGGAACACGAGACTTGAATCGACTAAATCAGAACTACCTGATTATGATGATATGGTGGCATCTAGCGATGTAGTTGTCAGCGATCAAGTACGAGATGCAATTTTAGAGTCCGAAGTAGGGCCACGCATTTTGTACCATTTGGCTGAAAACCCAGATATTGCAGAGAAAATCAGTAAATCATCACTTATTACTGCTTTACGAGAAATAGGTAAATTGGAAGCTCGTTTTGAAAAAAATGAGCCTAAAGAAGTGAAATCTGTTGCTGTGAAGTCTAAAGCACCTGCTCCAATTAGTCCTATTAAAGCTGGTACAAGTGAACAAGTTGTTATAACTGATACAGATAAAATGACTTATGCACAGTACAAAGCGATGAGACAGGCTAAAAGGATTAGGTAAAACCTAATTTAATTTATAAAGGAAATATCATGGCTAATAATTTATTAACCATTTCCAAAATCACCAACGAAGCGTTGATGGTATTGGAAAACGAACTTACCTTTACTTCAGAAGTTGACCGTAACTACGATGATCAATTTGCTGTTGTAGGTGGTAAGATTGGTAACACAGTAAACGTAAGACGTCCTGGTCGTTTTGTCGGTGCAGTAGGCCCACAATTAGTAGTTGAAGATTTCAACGAAACTTCTGTACCTGTTACATTGTCAACACAGTTCCAAGTTTCAACTCAATTCACAACGCAAGACTTAGCATTATCTTTAGATATGTTTAGTGACCGTGTATTGAAGCCTGCTGTTGCTGCTATTGCTAACAAAATTGACCGTGATGGTATGGTTATGGCTACTGCTAACACAGCGAATATCGTTGGTGTTGCTGGTACTCCTCCAACAGGTTTGATTACATATCTAACTGCTGGTGCTTACCTCGATGCTGAAGGTACTCCACGTGATGGCCGTCGTGCTTGTATTATTGAGCCATTTACATCTGCAACAATCGTTGATTCTTTAAAGGGCTTATTTGTGCCACAAGAAGCAATTGGCGAGCAGTATCGTAAAGGTTTGATGGGACGTGACTCTGCTGGTATGAACTGGAAGATGGATCAGAACGTTGTATCACAGACTTTTGGTAACAACTCTACAACGACTGTTACTGCTTCTGTTGCTACTACAACTGCTACAGGTTTCTTAACATCTGGATGGGCTTCTTCTTCTAACATCAGCATCACAGCAGCCAATACAGGTAACTTAGTATTGAATCCTGGTGACGTTATCACTATCGCTGGTGTTTATGCAGTTAACCCACAAAACCGTCAGGCTTATGGTTCTAACAAGCTCCGTAACTTTGTTGTTAAATCTGCTGCAACAATCGCATCAGGCTCAAGCGTTACTGTAACTGTATCTCCAGCCGTTATTACTGCTGGTCAGTTCCAAAACGTAAGTATTCCAAGCCCATCTGCTACTGCTGCCGTTACTCAATTTAACAGCACAGGTGCAGTTTCTCCACAGAACATCATTATGCACAGAAATGCTTTCACACTCGCAGTCGCTGACTTAGAGTTGCCTGAAGGTGTACACTTTGCTGGTCGTGCTTCTGACAAAGAAATTGGACTTTCTCTAAGAGTTGTGAGGCAATATACCATAAATAACGATTCTATTCCGACTCGTTTAGATGTGTTATATGGCTGGGCACCACTTTATCCTGAACTCGCTTGCCGCGTTGCGGCTTAATCTTAAGGAGAATATATAATGGCAAATCCAGGACCATCAACCACCGTAACGATTCACCCAAGTAACTTAGCAACAAACCAAGCAATTCGTTTGTTAGCAGTTGCTACAGGTGTAAACGTCAATGCAACAGGTGATCAAGCTGTATTACCGATCATCAATTCTTCAAACTACTCTGTATCTAACGTAGTGTTTACAAACGCATCAGTATCATTATCTTCAGCAGCAGCAGGTTTATTTACTGCTCCATCTGCAAGTGGTGGTATTGTTTCAAATGCAGCTTTGTCAGCATTAACAGGTTCAACAGTAGTTTCACAAAGAACTGTTGCTTCAACTGCTACTCAAACTAGCCAAAACTTATACCTCAACGTAGGAACTGCACAAGGTGCGGCTGCTACTATGGATGTATATGTCTATGGTTACGACTTTAGCACTTATTCTTAATTGAATAATTAGTTTTAAGCCCCCTGTAAAAAGGGGGTTTTTTTTATCATTTGTTGTATAATTAAATAACCAATTTTGGTTTTCTTTGCAAAGGAAAAAAAATGTCCAAAACCACTATTACTCGTGGAAATATTTTAGATGCTACTATTGTTCAAGCATCTTTACCATCTACTACCATTTCAGGAACTAGCGCAGAAGTAACTTTTACTGTGCCAGGTGTTGTATCAACAGATATGATTTTGGCTAACTTTGATGGTGCTTTAGTAACAGGTATTTCTATTGGAAATGCTTATACAACTGCTGACAATCAAGTTAAATTACGTTTAATTAACTCTACAGGTTCTTCTGCAACACAAACAGCAGGAACAGTATTACTTTTAGTTATGTCCTGTGAAGATCAGCCAATTCCAACTAGCGTAGCTTAATCATGGCAAACGTATCTGCGTATCGTTTTGTTGGCCCTACTACTGCTATTACTGTAACAGGTAGCTCATCTACATCTGTAACAATTACCCCAACTGGTAACGATCAGGTGAATTTTTGTGGGTTTTTAAATACTTCTGGTAATCCTGTGGCGATTACGATTGCACCTGCTATTGCTGGTACAACAACTACAGCACCAGTATCCGTATTACCTACAGGTGGTAACTCAAGTCAAAGTTTTGTGTTGGGTATTAGTATGAGCCAGCCAACTGTGATAGCCGTTCCACCAAGTTTTGCAATTACAGCAATAGGTACAGCAGGCACTACATTATATGTAATGCCTATGGTTGATCAAAACTAAGGAGTAGTTTATGGCTGATCCAGCCAAGACGGTAGATCAAAATCTACTGCCAGTTCAAGCCTATTTTAACTTGGATGGCAGTTTTAACACGTTTATCGGTCAAGGTCAGCCATTTTATGCTACGTTTAATCCTGTACAATCAGGGTTAACCATTACAAATAGCACCATTGATAGTACGACTATTGGTGCTTCTAGCCCATCTACTGGTGTTTTTACTAATATATCCACGACTACAGGAACAATTAGTACAACTCCATCAAGCGCAATAGACATAGCAAATAAGTTTTATGTTGATACTGTTGCTCAAGGATTAGGCCCTAAAGCTGCATGTCAAGTTGCCACAACGACTAATATTACATTATCAGGTTTACAAACCATTGACGGTTATACAACATTATCTGGTGATCGAGTATTAGTAAAAAACCAGTCATCTAGTCAGTTCAACGGTATTTATATTGCTTCTGTATCCACTTGGATACGTTCAACTGATATGGATGTATGGTCGGAAGTGCCAGGTGCATATACGGTTATATTAAATGGTGGTCAAGCAGATACAGGATGGGTGTGTACTGCTACACAATCAGGCACAATTAATGTGACTGCCATGCCTTGGGTGCAGTTTTCAGGAAGTGCGACGTATTATGCAGGCACAGGATTAACACTTGCTAGTAATACATTTAGCATTACAAATACAGGAGTATCGGCTGCGACCTATGGTTCTGCGTCAATTGTTCCAGTTATTGCCGTCAATGCACAAGGTCAGATTACTTCTGCAAGCAATTCGACCATTTCGATTGCACCTAGTCAGATTAATGCCACAATCCCAAATTCTGGGCTTACCAATAGTTCAATCACAGTTAATGGTTCAACTATAGCATTAGGTGGTAGTGCAACCATTACGGCTAATACGACCAATGCGTTGACTATTGGCACAGGTTTAAGTGGTACAAGTTTTAACGGTTCTACTGCCGTCACAATAGCAAATACAGGTGTTTTAAGCGTGACAGGGACTTCTCCTGTTAATGCTACAACAGTAAGTGGGGCAACTACAGTTAGTTTAGCTTCAGGTTATGGCGATACACAAAATCCGTATGCGTCTAAATCAGCAGCTTATTTTTTAGCATCACCTACAGGTAGTTCAGGTGTACCAACATTTAGGGCAATAGCAACTACCGACATTCCTACGTTAAATCAAAATACTACAGGTACGGCTTCTAATGTGACTGGTGTTGTTGCTGTGGCGAATGGTGGAACAGGTGTCACAAGTTCTAGTGGTGCAAACTCAGTTGTTTTGCGTGATGCAAACGGTAATATTACAACTAATTGTTTATTTGAAGGATATATTTCTCAAACTGCTAGTGGAACAACAATTGTTTTAACTGCTGCATCTGTACAAAATTACAATATAACTGGTTCAGGGGGGCAAATAATTCGATTGCCTGATGCTACTACTTTGCCGAATGGTGCATTATTTACCTTTAATAATAATCAATCTTCAGGTGCAATTACTGTACAAAACAATTCATCTACTACTGTCGCAACAATTAATTCAGGTGGATATGTAACTGTAGTTTTGACAAATAATTCTATTGCTGCAGGTTCTTGGGATCGTCACGATTCAACACCATCTAACGTATCTTGGTCAACTAATACTTTAGATTATGCAGGTTCTATTACTTCTGCAACATGGAATGGTAATGTTATTGCTTTAAATCGTGGTGGTACAAATGCTAATTTAACGGCAAATGCTGGTGCAGTACCTTATTCAACATCAACGGCTTTAGCATTATCAGCAGTAGGAACAAATGGTCAAGTCCTTACATCACAGGGTACATCAGCCCCTATTTGGGCAAATAACTCTGCCACGATTACGGTTACAGACGATACATCAAGCGCAACTGTTGAATATCCTACTTTAGCTCGTATTACAACAGGCAATTTAAATACGGTATATACCAGTTCAACTAAGTTAAGTTATGTTTCATCTACTGGCACACTAAGTGCTACAGTCTTTAGTGGATCATTGGCTGCATCTAATTTAACAGGCACAACTTTACCTAGTTCTATTGTTACATCAAGTTTAACAACCGTAGGCACGATAGGTACAGGTGTCTGGAATGGCACAACTATAGCAACAGGATATGGTGGAACAGGCCTAACAACATATTCAACTGGTGATATTTTATACGCATCTGCAACAAATACATTATCAAAACTTGCAATTGGAACTAATGGATATAATTTAACTGTAACAAGCGGAGTCCCAACTTGGAAACCCCCTTATGTAAGAACATCATTTACAGCGACTGCTAGTCAAACATCTTTTACAGCAACTTATTACGTTGGGTATGTTCAAGTGTTTATGAATGGTGTCTTATTAAATGGTGCAGATTACACAGCGACCAATGGCACTTCAGTCGTATTAGCAGTTGGCGCAAATACTGGTGATATTGTAGAAACGATTGCATACAATGTTTGATTGGAAAATAACTAAAATTTCGGTAGAAAATGAGGTAATTACTCATGCTCATTATATTTGTAAATTAGTTCAAGAACCTTTTACCGTAGAAACTGAGGGTAATTGGTATTTTTCTGACAAAATCATTAAAAAGCCATTAGAAGAAGTTAAAGAGCAAGATATTGCAGGCTGGATTGAAAAAGAATCTATGCAAAATGATGTAAGTACAATAAAATTAAGGTTAATTGAACAGATGAAAGCCTTAAAAAATGAGCAGTCTGTGGTTTTGCCTTGGCTTCCTAAAACATTTACTTTGAGGACATAAAATGGCAGTTAATTTATCGCCAGTCGGTGGAGCAGCAGCTCAATTTTTTGATAACAACGGAATACCTTTAGCTGGGGGACTTTTATATACTTACGCAGCTGGTACATCTACTCCTTTAACTACTTATACTACATTTTCAGGAAATATAGCAAATTCTAATCCAATCGTTTTAGATGCTGCTGGTCGTGTTCCTAATGAAATTTGGCTAACTGCAGGTTTTGGTTATAAATTTGTACTTCAAAATGCAAGTGGATCACAAATTGGAGCTTGGGATAATATACCTAATAATGCTTCATCACCATTTGCGAATGATGCAAGTGGAATAGCATACGAACAAGGTTATACTGTAAATGCAGGATCTTTTATTGTTGGAAAAACTTATTTTATTACATCAGTTGGTACAACAAACTTTGTTGCAATTGGAGCATCTAGTAATAATATAGGGGTGTATTTCACAGCCACAGGCGTTGGTTCAGGGACAGGCACGGCACAATTATCGCAATCTGTTCAGTCAAAATTACAAGAATCTGTATCATTTAGAGATTTCGGTGCAGTAGGTAATGGAACAACAGATGATACTTCAGCAGTTACTAATGCTATTAATTATGTAAATAGTAATAAATGTGTTTTAACAGGTAATAACTTAGTTTATCTTGTTCAAGCTGGTGCATTGCCGACAGTTACCTCAACATCGTTTGTATTTAAAGATGCAACACTAAGAACTAAAACAGGATCAGTCGGAAATCTTTTATCAATTAGTGGTGCAAATGCCGTTCTGCAAAATGTAACAATTGATGGAAATCAAAATAACATAACATCAACATCAAATACAAATCTGGGATTAGTTTTATCAGGTACGAATCCTAATTTTGTTGCGTGTAATTTTATTAACAATCCTACTGTGGGTTTACAGTTTGCGCCTAATACAGTTTTAAAAGGTTTGTTTGTAAATTGTAATTTTTATAATAATGCTTCATTAGCATTGCAAACATATCAAGCTGCTTATTGTGATTTTACTAATTGCACATTTAATGCAAATGGTTATGGATTTCAAAATACAAGAACTTATCCAAGCAATACATCATCGGCCAATCAAAATGGTTTTGGTGTTGCAGTACGTTGTCAATCACATCATATTACATTTACTAATTGCCAATTCAATGATAATGGTCGAGAAGGAATTGCAATTGGGCAAGGAAGCTATAAGATAAAACTTATTGGATGCCAAGCATTAAGAAACGGTGATGGTGGATTTACAGGCCACAATGACAATACAGGAACTGGATTACCTGGTGAAGGAACTTCTCCATATAATTTAAGTTTTACAGACTGTGAAGCTGGAAATAATTATACAAGTGGTATTGCGATGTATTCTTCTGTATATGGAATACAAGTTATTGGTGGTACTTACTATAACAATCACAGAGAAGCTGGAGATTTAACTGAACAAACATCTTTTTTTAATGGCATATATATAGCTGGCGGTTCTCAGGATGTTGTTATTCGAGATGCTCGTTGTTTTGATGATAGACAGTTTACTTCAATTCCTACAGGTTCAACTGCCACAGGAAGTGGGCCATATAGTTTAGTTTTGTCAAATTGGTTTACAGGAACATTAAATTATTATCCTAAACTTGCATTTTATAATCCACAAGGTGTATTTTATGGATATGCAACTTTAGTAAGTGAAACTGCAACAAGTATTACATTTACTCCAACAACTGTTAATGGAGTTAATCCAGCATTATTAGGTGGTGGATGGTATGTAACTCAAAGAGTGCAACAAAACGGAGTTTTTGTAGATTTTAATTCACAGGGAAGCGTAGAAGCAATTTGTTCAGGTCACATGCAAGGTGTAAGTGCATCTATAACTGGATACGATATTATTTCAGGTGCTTATGCAAATGGTCAAAATATTAATTTATTAAAAAATATTGTTGATGCAAATGAACTTTTAATTAATCCTGATTTTAATTCTACAACAACAGGATGGACAGCAAATACTCCTGGTGGTGGTTCTTTTGCAGTATCTACATCTATTGCTAGATCGCCTGGTTCTGCTCAATTAGTTGCAGGAACTGCTGAAGCAGATGCTGATGCCACTTTAATAACAAATGCTGATCGTTACGCTGCTGGTGGATGGTTAAGATTTTCAGCATGGGTTTATACATCTGCATGGAATGGTGCTGGTATAGAATTATTTTGGGGCAGTAGTTATAGTACATCTACATTAACGTCTCAGGGAGAAAATACTTGGGAATTGTTAGAGGTTTGCGTTTTTGTGCCACCTGGTACAACAATAATACAAGCTCGACTATTTTGTAATCCAGGAGTAACTGCATATTTTGATAATTTATCATTGCGTGGTATTTCAACTCCTAAGAGTGGCAATTCATTAGGATTAACATCACAATATTTGCCTTATTAATATGACTATTCCACGCAATTTATCATTTTTAGCAGAAGGCGCATCATCAACTGGTGTTTTAGGTACTGCTAATGGTGGAACTGGATTATCAGCTACTCCATCTAATGGTCAATTAAATATTGGTAATGGAACAGGATTTACTAGAGCAACATTAACTGCTGGAACAGGTATAACTATTACCAATGGATCTGGTTCAATCAGTATTGCTTCTACAGGAGGCGGATTATCTTGGCAATCTGTACAAACGGCAAATTTTACTGCTTCATCAGGAAATGCTTATCCAATAAATACGACAAGTGGTGCAATTACAGTTACTTTGCCAGCTAGTCCAAGTGCAGGAAATACTGTAACTGTTGTTGATTATGCTGGAACTGTTGCTACTAATAATATAATAGTTGCTCCTAACGGAAGCAAAATACAAAGCTCAACAAATAATTTTGTTATTTCAGTCAATCGTCAAGCATATAATTTTGTTTATATTGATTCTACGCAAGGATGGATTTCTTATGCTCAACAATATTCAACAAATTATCAAGCATCTTATCTAATTGTAGCTGGTGGTGGAGGTGGTGGTAGTGAAAATAACTCCAACCGAAGCAACGCTGGTGGAGGTGGTGCAGGCGGTTTATTATCAGGAACAACTAATTTAAATCCAGGCACTACTTATACTGTTACCGTTGGATCAGGTGGGGCAGGTGCAACACCAAATGGTTTTTTTGGAACTCAAGGCAGTAATTCTGTATTTGGTTCATTAACTGCTGCCGTTGGTGGTGGATATGGAACAGGCGATTCGCCTGGAACTGCTGGTTCAGGTGGTTCTGGTGGTGGAGTAAATCCTCCAAATGGAACTGCTGGATCAGGAACTTCAGGACAAGGTAACAATGGTGCTGTAGGAAGTACAGGAAGTGGTGGAGCTGCATCAGGTATTGGTTATAACTCAGGTGGCGGAGGTGGTGCTGGAGCTGCTGCTACAACAGCAACAACAAGTATTGGTAGTTCAGGTGGTGTTGGACTTACATCTACTTTGATAACAACAACACAAGCAACTACTAATAGCGTTGGTCAAGTATCAGGTGGAAGTGTATATTTTGCTGGTGGCGGTGGGGGTGGTAGTGACAATTTCCGTGTTCCTTTAGCTGGAAATGCACCAGGCGGATTGGGTGGTGGTGGTGCTGGTGGTAATGGTGGAGCTGGAACTGCTGGTTCTCCCAATACTGGTGGTGGAGGTGGTGGTGCATCATCAACAGCATCAAACTTTAATGGTGGTAATGGTGGTTCAGGAGTTGTTCTTATATCCATACCATCATCTAGTTATACAGGAACAACAACAGGTTCTCCAGTAGTTGTAACTAATGGCTCTAATACAGTTATGATATTTAAAACATCAGGAAGTTATACAGCATGAGTCATTACGCTAA